CTGATCCCAGAAATTTTTGTACAAGAGAACCAAGTACCAGATAGACGCTATCAGTATCAGAAGCCACCACATAATCCTCATCCTCTGTTTTTAGTAAATCATTCAAATACCAATTTAGTTTATCCTCAATCCATTTAATAGACAATTGACCAGAATATGTAATTGCCTCTGCTTGGTTTATATCAAAATAACGAAAATATTGATTTGCTAACGCACCATAAGCAGAATTCAATGAAATTTTCTTTGCCATCTGTATATTATCTAACTTAGCAATTTTATTTTCTAATTCTTGCCTTTTATAAAAATTCTCCTCAGTTTGCAATTTACGTTGGGCAACTTGCATATCATTTTTTGCTTCGACCCTCTCATCATAAACTGTCTGCATCACTTCGGGTAAAAATCCCTGCTTATCTGTTCTGAAAAATGCACCATTAGGAGTAAATGTTCGGTTAGTTAAATCTGGCAATTCAATAGATTGCCCCAATAATCCGTCTACCATTGCCTTTTTACCAGTCTTATCCAAATTATATTCACTCTGCAACATAGTATCCGGAGAGATATTATACTGCATAATAAGATGTGGATATAGGCTGTTTAAGTCAAAAGATACTACCCAATCGTGCATACCTACCTGAGGTTCTTTAACATAAGCACCCTCATACTCCTCCTTCTTTAAAACATTATTTCGGGGTGGAATCATAATTCTTTTATTTTTCAGATGATTATAAATTAATACATCCCACCTTTTCACAGGAGAAAATACGTCCTTATAGTTGATCCCTGCATCATATGCCAGTGAAATATTCAATTCAATTAATTTCAGTTTATCATCTAAACGCTCAACCAACTCTACGTCTTTAATATTATACTCTATAAACCTCTGATAATCTTGTTTGTAAAATTGGTGAATATTATCATACTCCTCATAAGATAATTTTTTCTCACCCAATTCAACAAAGGCAATATGGTCCAGTCTGTAACTTTCTTGATTGATATAAGTATACTTTTTATATAAATCAATGTAATCTAACTGGGATACACCAGATAATTTATATACATACTGCTCCCTACCCATCTTAACAATAGTCCCCTCCCTAATAATTCTCCATGGGGACATCTTTTTTTCATAATCTTTACCAGGAAAAACATTTCTAATACGTCTAACCAAATATGGAATATCAAATGTTTCTATATTCCATCCAGTTATAACATCAGGTTTAAGTTTTCCATATGCCTCTAAAAATTTAAGAATTAACTCCTTTTCATCCTCACAATTAATATAATGAACATCTTCTCTATCTGTAACAAAGGCACCCCGACCAAACACCCAAAATTTATTGGTGAGATTATCCTTCATTGTAATTGCAGTAATCGCCTCTCTGGCATACTCAACCTGAGGGAATCCATGTTCACTTTCAGTTTCAATATCTATATTACAGACACAGATTTCATCCAAATTATAATCACACCTATACCAACCCCTATCTGATATATATTGATAAATGTAATCAATATTACCAAACAAAGGCATACCAGTTACATTTCTATTCTCTTTGACAAATGATTTGGTACTACGAATTGATCCAGGTCTTATTTCGGTGAGTGGTTCTCCATTATAACTATAATAAGGGGCCTCTGATTGAGTTTTAGAAAGTGTATATAAGGAAGGTTCAAAATATTCACGATATTTTTTACGTTTGCCATCTTTTACGGACCGTATTAATATATGGTCACCAGAAACTTGTATATTTGTATAAAATTCCATATAAAAAAAGGCGAGGAATAATCCCCGCCTGTATTAAAGTTACCTTTTAGTTTGTCTTTTACCAATTGCAATTTGTTTAGGTTTTCTTTCTTCTGGAATAATATTTTCCAATTCGATTGTAAGAATACCATCAACTAAATTAGCACTATTGACAACCATAGTTTCTATCACAGTCAAAACACGTTTAAATCTTCTACCGCCAATTCCCTTATGCAGGTATCTGACATCAGACTTATCCGTAGACCCTTCAATTATTAGTTGCTTTTCATTAGGTTCATGAGTGATACTAATATCAGATTCACTAAAACCAGCTACTGCTAATTCAACAAAATACTTCTCTCCATCCTGAATAATATTATACGGGGGATATCCAGTATTTGGCATTTCAGCATCAAATTCTGCTAGTCGTTTTAGTAAAGGTTTGAACCCTAGAAAATGTGGGTCGTATTTTTGAATTGTGTTAAAAATTGTCATAATTTTTCTCCTCTATCGAGCAAGATTAATATTGTGGGCATCTTTCGACTACCCGGTTAATTGTTTCACTATTATAACATAATAAAAGTCATTTGTCAAGTCTAAACCAGTAAATTAAGAATCCCAGCCAGAAGGTTTCACGGCATCAGGTAACGGTGTTACGGAAGTGAGTGTATCCCCTACCTGTTCTGCGGAGGCAACATTATCAGTATATTTTAAATCAGAGGCTTCCCAATTCCTAGAATCTCCTGGGCCATACTTTTCTTCTATATTACCATTTTCATCCAAAGAATGGGGATACCATAATTTGTTAGATAAATCCTGTGTATTATCTGCCTCAACATAACCAGTTGTTGTTTGAGTTCTAGTAAAAACTACTTTATAAGTAGGCATCTCATTTTCCCCCTATTTTTTTCCTATATTATACTTGGGAATTAATTCCCACCCATCCTTCTCTGAGAATGAAATTATTTTAATTTGATTCATAGGGGCAACATTCTCCTCAGTATCACCAGACACAATAGATATTAACCCCCATTCCTGTAATAAATTTGCTATAGTATTTCTCCTACCAACATCATTATCAGAAAAATCAGTAGGTTTTCCATCAAGTGCAAATAATTCTTTAAAATGGACAATATAATACTTCCCTTGCTTGTGTAAAATATGGCAAGATTGAAATAATTTATTATCCTTTTTGGACGCAACTCCTATTCTAGTAAGCGTCTCCTTAACCTTTAAAAAATCATCAGGTTCCTCCAACTCAATTTCTACCATCGTATTTATCATTTTTTTATACCACCCTTTCGCAATTTATTTTTAATTATAGTAATATCTTCGGAAGAAAGAATTTTCAAAGCAGCTTTCGCCTTCACACTACTATAATTAAAATATTCCTTTACATATTCAATATCATCAAAAATATCTGGCTTAATCCACTTTTCTGCCCGTCTATATTTTTTCCTAATAGTATTTATAAGAAAGTCAAATTGCATTTTCTTATCTGTAAAGGGGCGACCATTCATCTCATTTACCATCTCCAAGCAATCTACATGCTGAGAAAGATTATGGTTCACTTTATATGGGTCGTATTTTTTTTCTAATTCTGGATCCTCCTCCATTATACCTATATTCTTCTTCACGGTTATTGCGTTGAGAAAATCAAATATTATATCAGACACCGACATCCATCCTACTACCCTGCTCCCATTTTGTAAGATTAGGCGTCCTTCTCTTTTCTCTGGTGAGTTCCTGCGACCGACTTTCATGATTCACTCTCTGACCAAATTCCTTACTATACTTTGGGTCGGTTCCGTGAAACTTCCTATAATAATACTGCATATGTCCTTCCATTAACCTTGCCCAATGTTTTTTATCCCTACCATAATCACCAATTTCAACAGGCACAGCCAATGAAACCCAAATATCATCATACCTAGGCCCACTCTCACTCAAAATATAAGTATTTTTGTGTTGAATAAGCCTTGAATTAAGAGCAGATTTAAGACGATGATTAGAAGTTTTTTTATTTTTCTCATCAACCCACCATTCACCAGCAGTCAATCCTATATACAATGCAGGCAGTTCCCATATTTCATTAACATAATCAAGTTTATCATCTATAGGAGAATCAAAGAAAATATAAGAACCAAATGCACCTAAATAGTGATCCAGTTTAAATATTTCTGTATGGCGCCTCAATGAATGGGAGATTTTCCCATTTATTTTAACAAGTTTGTATTTAAATTTACTAGACCTAATAGGTTCATCTTTAGAAACGTTATACCAATCCAATTCTTGTTCATTCAACATCATTATTTAAACTCACAATCTGCCATGATATTTATCAGGCATGCCATTAGGTTAATTTCACGATCCACAATAAAGGCGGACTTATAACTATAATCAGCAATCAACAAAACTGCTTGAGGTATACTACTAGGTTTTAATTTACCATGAAAACCATCATATAAAGACCTGTATAGAACTGGTGCATCATTATCTAAATTATTGACAACCCACTTTCTAATTTCTTTATACTTTTTACCCTTTAATAAATTACATAAACTATCAACATCTAAATCAGTATTTACTAATATCCCCTCATCTATTTCACCACTAGCACCATATCTTTGCAACTCATTCAACACCCTACGCCAATCTGGTAAGTGTTTAGTAATTAAAGTAGCAACTACCTTTGGACTATATTTAACACCCTCACCCTCTAGGATTTGTTTAGTCCTTTTCATAAAGGAGGATGCTATTTCCGGAGCACCACCTTTCGGAATTTTGAACGTAAATACTGAACACCTTGAATGAAGTGGACCAATAATGCGATTGGCATAATTAGCAGTAAAGATAAAACGACAATTCCCGGAAAATTCCTCGATAAAACCCCGAAGTGCGGGTTGCGTGGATTGCGGGTTGAGGTAATCTGCTTCATCTAAAATTATAACCTTTGTTCCGCCAGATAAACTAACTGTACTAGCAAAACTTCTAATTTTTCCCCTAAGGGTATCTATGTTGCCTTCTTCTGAACCATTTATCAGGATGTAATCAGTATTTAGTTGTTCACATAAGGCCCTAGCAACAGTCGTCTTTCCTATACCTGCACTACCACATAATAATAAATTTGGAATTTCTTTGTTTTCAACAAACTCCCGGAAGGACTTTTTCAGTCCTTCGGGAAGTATACAATCATCAATAGTTTTAGGGCGATATTTTTCAACCCATAAAAATTCCTCACGCATATTCTAATTTACCCTTCGTATGTTGAATCTGGTTCTAATGCAATCCAATATTGTATCGGCAAAGAATCGTGTGTAAAATGACTAATTCCTTGACTAGAAATTTCTACCAAATAATCTCCTTTCAATAATTTTAAATTCTCAACTTTAAAATACATGGTAAAGTTAGCACCAGTATCATTATCACCAACCGTTAAATCAAACGTATTTGAACCCACATCCTTTTTATCTTGAACTGATAACATAATATCCGTATCATCACTCTTAACTGCAATATCAAACTTACTTAAAATACCCGAAGCATTCTTAATAGTTTCAATATCTTTCTGAGTCATCTTAAAAGAAATATCTGGTTCAGGAAAATTGATACTTTTTTGAGGTGTAACTACTGTACTAGGATCTGCATAAAAATATCGTGATTTTGCCCTATTATTAACAATAGAAATTGAATCGTTTGTAAAGGTGAATTCACCACCCAAAAATATTTCTGATGTTGTAAGGTTTAAAAATTCTGTTAAATCATATATAGCAAACTCAGTCTCAAAAAGTTCTGTTACATCAGCCTTTGCTAATATATTCTTTAAACTGGATATTGTTTCTAATTTATCACCCGGTTTAACTAAAATACCACTGTTAATCTCAGAAAAGTTTTTCAAAATATCAAATGTTTGTCTGCTAATTTGCATTCTTATTCTCCATAATCATTAAAATAATATAATGTATTGCCTTATATAAATCAGTCAAATCTTGATGATCTGTCTTTTTTCCATATCTAGCAACATACTTAATTGCGTTTCCCTTACAAAATCCTTCTAAATCGCCAGTAGACTGAAGTAAATCAACCACTTGAATTTTATCACCATAATTTCCAGTTGCTATAGAGTTACCTATATAATCCATAACATCAAGAAATGCTCTATCAATATCACTTCCTTCGGTAAACGAATACTGGTTCATATTTTAACCACATCCCATTAACTTTACAGAAATTTTTAGTTTTAGGTTTTCCATCATCACCAATTCTATTTCCTCCTGGCATTTGTGCAAGGCACATTTTCTCTGTTCTAATATATTTCATTCCAAGACCAGTAATTATATCATTACTATCC